GATGGTCAAGCCAGCTGCCGTCACCGACGTTGCGTTGCGAGTCGCAGAGACTCCAACTGCATCTAAGTTTCTCTTAATCTTATCAAGTACTTGAACTGGATTGCTCATCTCTCTTTTCTCCTATGGGTTTGAATGTACGAACATTCGTAGTTCAATATATCATATCGCTATAGTTAAGCAACAAATAACTCAAAAGTTATACAAAAAGTGTAATGCACGATGTGTTTGATTTATAAAAATTAAAAATCTATTTTCTGCCTTTTGCAAGATTATCTATGGCCCAAAGCGGCTGCAAATTAGTATAATGACATGCTTTTTTAAGCTCTTCAGCATCAGATAAATTAAAGTTAGACAACGGAACTATATGATCTATGTGCCAAACATCGTGACCATAGTTTTCCCAACTCATGCCTGGTTTAAATTTAGACTCAATAAACTTTTTTAAATATTCCAAAGAGCAACCAAGATCTCTTACAGCAGAGCCATTCTTTATGTTCTTTCTAACAGCATGAGAGAGTCTACTTCGTAGTATACAGGAGAGGCGTGTTTGAATGTCTGTATGGTATTTGCGTTTGGCATATTGTTGCTTTTTAGCTTTATTATTTTTAAACCATTTGGCACTTGCTGCTCTAAGTTTTTCTCGATTTTTAGTTGCCCAATTTCTTTTAGTTTGAGCAACCATTTCTCTATTCAGAATCTTGTGCTCTGAGCAGCATCTCTTACACCAATTGTAAAGCCCATCAACATTTGATTTCTTTTTAGAAAAATCAAACAATATTTTTTCCTGCTTACACCTACTGCATGTTTTCATCAACTATGACTTACTGACAAAAAATCTAGCTAAGGTATCGAAAGGAAAGCTTTTGTTGCAAGATCTGCACTTGGTCTGGTGAGCCATGTAGACCTGATCCTTACCGCAGTTAGGGCAATCTATATATCTGAAGGATCTTCCTTGGTCTAAGGTTTCAGCTTGCAGAACGCCGCCGCCGGTGAGGTTGGTTGGAGAACCAGCTCCGCCGTATCCAGCAGTTAAAGCTTTATTTAAATCATTGTTTTTTTTTAAGCCATCAACCATCTCATGGATCTGTTCTACGTTGTGGCGAATCTTTGCGATCGATATCTTCTGAGAGAAGTCTATGAAGGATGGTACGTCTTGGATGGCGTGCGGTATATAGGACTTGATGAGTTCAAGTTCTTCTACGGTAACCGCTGACTTTGCGAGGTCTAAACCCTCAACCAGGGTAGCATTGTTCGCAGGTGTGAATGTCAAAGCTAGACCGCGGATCTTGGTGCGCTTCAACACGCGCTGATCCTTTTCACCACGCTCAATGATTCCACCCTCTACTGAGCACTTCAACTTTAGCGGCGAATCTGTCTTAAATTGATGCTTTAATATTGCTGCGGCCGCTTTAGCAGAGCGATGATCCTCATCGTCATAGAGGATGCCTTCACCGTATAGGTACGGCGCTTTGATTTTGTTCCAGTAGTAACGCTGCCTTTCGGTTTCGCAATCTTCAATACCGAATATCTTCTTGGCGGAGGTGATGCGACCAAGTACATCCGGCAACTTGTTAGAGTGGTTGTCATTTACGACACCACGACCAGCAAGCAGCTCAGAGATGTCAGCGCCTTTTATATCTAGTATTTCTGACTGCGTATCTCGCAGTTCCGACCCCAAAACAGCATCGAACTTGGTTGCCATAAATACTCCTTCAACTAGATCATAACACACTTAACTGTTTCAACTTGCTTCGATCCCAGAGCTCTGCGGTTGGAAACATCTTTTTAAATTCATCCCATTTGATCTGGGCATCTGGCCTCATATAGCCTTTTATCTCAACCCACTTATCTTCTTGTACTAGATATAGATCTGGTCTATATGTTGACTTAGAAAGTTTAAATATCTTTGGCTGCCATAAGTAATCGATTTTATTGTTATTAAGGTAATTTACTGTTTTTGCCTCGTAGCTACCTTGGCAAACCAGTTCTTCGTTGGTTTTCCAATGATTTTTTATAGTCGTTTTATTTTGTGCACGAGCCACCTTTAATGCAATATCTGGATGTTGAATAGGGCTTGGCACTCCATACCTGATAATGTTTGTTGCACGAGCTCGTTCTGGTTTGCATTTTGGACACCAATGATCTGCTTTTATCGTGCTCCACGTAGATTTCCACGTATGACCTTTATCACATTGCCATTGTAATTTTAGATCCGCGTTTACATACTCGTCGCTTAAGCATTGACCGCCTTTATTTAAAGCAAACTCTCTGCACATATCAATATTGTGTTTAGCTACACCAACGCAACTAGGGCACCAAGATCCTAACTTGACTGGTTGCCACTGAGCATTCCAAGTGTGCCCATTTTTACATTGCCATCTTAGATTAGATTGGCTATGAACGTATACACTATCTAAACACTTTCCACCTTTAGATTCAGCGTGCGCGATACACATTTCTATAGAGTCTGACTTGTTGCGACCATTTGTTTTGTACGCGCAGATCTTACACCAAGATCGCATAGTATTAACACTGAATAAAGAGGACTCAAATTCGTGACCGTCTTTGCATCGCCATCTTAACTTTGATTTATTGCTGATATATTCAGTAGATAGGCATTGACCTTCATAATCTTCCGCCAAAGCGTGACACTCGTCTATTGAGTGCTTTTTCTTATTGCTATTGTTTATCGTAGTTTGTTTTTTGTTACAAGACTTACAAGAAGAATATAAACCATCCGGCTTCTTCTTGTCTTTGACAAACTGACCTAGATCTTTATCTTCTAGACACTTAGAGCACTTTTTCATCCCATCCCCCAATAGCTAAACAGCCAGATTTATTGTACAGAATCTAGCGCTTATCTATGATAGACAACGATCAGCAGTATATCGTCTCGTCGTCCACTGAAAACTCAGACGGTACGACCGGCTCATCGTCGCACGACAACCTGATCTCCTTGAGAGCAGAGTTGTCTTGAATCTTCTTGATTGCTGAGTCAGCGGTCTTCTTGACCGTATCGGTTGATACGTGCAGTGCGGCGGCGATATCCACGTCCGACATGGGCGAATCATTCATGTGGAATGCCTCGTAGGCAAACCAGCAGTAGCCTGACATCTGATGGTCGATCGCCCATGGGCATCCAGGTAGAGCCGCCTCCTCAGCTTCCGTCAGTTCCTTCTTAGCTGAGCGCAAAGCCTTCAAGCGCAGCACACCTAGCGGACACCATTCTTTAGTTATCTGCTGCAGCTTCCTAGGACATCTAGTGTCGAATCTTTTCTTAAGATCGCTCAAAGATTTACCCTCTGTTTGTTCTCGTTAGCTGTGTTGAGCTTCTTGACCATTGTCCTCTCGGGCTCGTTGATCTTCTTGATTATACTCTGTAAATTAAAAAAATCAACCTCAGCAGATGCGGAGGTTGATCAACTAGGTGGTATTAACATGTCTCACTGATCGGCATGTTTCTTAACTCTGACTCCCAACAATTGCACCAGATGTCTCGATCCGTTTATCTTCGTCTCGATAATCTTGCCGATCTCGGCTCCTAGAAGCCCAGTTACTATGTCTTGGTTGGCGATGTCTTTCAGAGCTGTCTTGGATCTGAAGATACCCTTGTCCTCTGGTTCGTCCGGCGTGGTGGACGATATTATCACGATGTTGTCATCTGAGGATACAGAGTATGCGTGAGTTAGACTATTTGCCTCGTCGTCCTTCCTGGACGACTCTTCCCAATCAATCAGCTTCAAGCTATCGGCTTTCTTAGCCAGCTCTGCCTTGTCGAACCCAGGGATCAGATCCGCGATGGCGATGTTCTTGTACTGAACATCGCTCAGGATCGCGTAGAACCTCGTGAGATCATCTTGCATTGGGCGAATCTGCTCCATGAACTGCTTGAGTAGAGCCTGAGAGACCCTAACGGCCATGTTGAGGTTTGACACCTCTCGCTCAAGCTCGGCTATGCGATTGACGGTGGGTTTGCTACGCTTCTTTGCTGAGTCTACGATCTTCATTCGATACTCCATCGTTATGCACGTTTATCTTTGACTCGGTTAGCTAATGCCTTTAATAAGGTAATCTCCTCATTCGTGAACGGTGGCAAGTTCTGGTTTGCGCTGGTTCCAAGTATCTTGGATAGTTCAGAGTTTAAGAACTCTCTGATGCGCGACTCTATGTGGTCGTATTCGGCGCCTTTTTTCTTGACCACGCGCGAGGATAGTACTTCGTTTATTGCATTTGCTTGCTGCAACTTCAGCTGTTCTGGTGTTAACTTGATCGACGTTTCAATCTTGACGACGTTCGTCGAACTGTTGGCGAGATGAACTTCGCTTTGTTGTGGTTGCATATCTTTTACCTCTTGGCTTGGTTTGATAAAATCATGCATTGTTTTTACCTCAAACCCATATCGATCCGCCATAATATGGTACAGCTGGTACGCAGAATTAAATTGAGATCTTGTTAGGGGCTCTTTATTATCAACACAGCGCTTCCAATGCGCCTCAACATCTGAGTCAACCATCAAGATTCTTGAAACTGAATTATGTTCTTCTATCTCGCGGATGATGTCTAGTTCATCATCTGACAGCATAGGCTTTCGCCCATACACCTGAGACCAAACAGTCTCGCCGTACCAGGATCGATCGAATGCGATATTTTGTCCAGACAATGAAACTAACATCTCCATGATGTTATCGAAGTAAGATGGACCAGTATATCCAGGTTGATAATACTTATTATCAGGCGCAGAAAAGTGTATGACCTTATAATCTTGAGATTCATAAATCTTGGCTAACGACGATTTGAAACTCCTATCAACGCCCTCAATTACGATGTAAGCCATAAATATATCTCCTTATTGGAGATAATTATACCCTAGGGCGAAAAACGCCAGAATAATGATTGCGTTTTGAAGCGTTTTCATTTGCCCACATTGGCTGTAGATTGATATAATTGCAAGCTCTACGGATTTCATCATCATTTTCTAAATTAAAACTCGACAAAGGAACGACATGATCTATTTGCCATTTTCCGTAATTAGACCAAGACATTCCATCTTGGAAGAGAGAAGCAATGTAAATCTTTAATTCTTCAATAGAGCAGCCTAAGTCTTTTACAGCAGATATGTTCTTTTTGTTCGAATTTAAAGCGCACCACAGTCTGCATCTTAAGTTTCTAGCAATTCTATAGTTTACATCATTTATAAGACGTTTTTTACGTCTATCTTTAAGAACTAAAGCATTTAATTTTTGATATTCTTTTACTCTTTGATATTGTTTTTCTTTATTCTTGTCGAACCACTTGCGCTGCTTGTTGCGCATTTTACCTAAATTAGACAGACGATATTTATCGTTGTATTTGCCTTGACAAGACTTGCAAGCAGCTTTTAAATGAATAACACCTTTGCGTTTAACAGTGTTAAAATTAGAGGAATGTAGTTCCTCTAAACATTTAGAGCATTTCTTTAGCATATGAATTATGCTTACTCTTTCTCGAGGTCTGCGGCTACGTTGATTGGGTTCCTGGCGACAGTGCCGCCTATGTTTGAAGCCTGCGTAGCACCGTATTCCTTAGCAGATTCTTGTAGTTGCTGAACTGGAGAGCCTGCCTTAACCGCTGCCTCTGCGTCTGACTGTTTTTGACGCTCTGCGTCTCCGTCTACTTGTTGACGCTGCAGATCGTGCTCGTGATCCATCTGTTGCTGCTGCATAGCGACTTGCTGCTTTTGTTGCTCTTTGGCTTCCTTTTGAGCTTGTTTGGTCATGAGCAAATTCGACCACTGCAAGAACATTGGATCGCCAGGTAGGTATTTAAGTTCATCGCGAGTTGTAGCACCCTTATCGCCAAGAAATACTTCTCTTTGCTCACCCCTGGTCATCATCTTATCTACGAGCCCCCAGAAAGCTTGATTCAGAGGAAGATCTGCTATAGGATGATCGATAGGCTTCTTGTCCTCGTTTTTGAGGAGATCGTTCATCGTTGAAAACACCGTCATCTGAGCCTGTCTAAGCGATATGTCCGTCTGAGCAGTGTCATCGGTGTATCCGACAAACTTGAACTTGTACCTAGAGGCAAGTTCTTTATCTAGAGCAGGAATCAACTCCTGATTTATTACGTCTTCTATGAAGTACAAGATCGGTAATAGACCTCTCTCCCTGGAGTATGTGATCTTAAACTGTCCAGATTCTTTAGCCTGGGAAGCTGCTCGACCGTTAGCTGTAGTTAGGTAATCGAGTCCGACCTCTATGGGGTCGATCTGAAACTGGGCGCAGATGGATC